CCCACCTATTTATATATTGTCTTCTTAGTACTAGGCGCGTATACCCAACGAATCTGGAGCCTCTTCAAACCGAGTCCCTGCATTAATGCCTGTAGTAAATATAGAACCGTCTAAGGATCATCCCCTTCCGTATTCGCTGGAGGATGAGAGACCTGCGACCTTTATTGAAGAACTAGCTGTTGCTGGTAACACGGCAGAACTACAGCATGATCTCGGTGCGCCCCTAGAGGTAGAAGATAATAAGGATGCCGAGCGCATCACTTCGCTGCTGGCGTCTGCGATCAAGAATAAGAAGTCCGAACCCCTTAAAGATCACAACACGGCCTTCGCAGCTGCCGCCTTCCTGCGGACCTACGGTCAACAACTTGCGTTCGATGCGGCTACTACTCGTGCAGCCATAACTCATAAGCTCATGGAAATTGCGAACTGCGGTGAGACTAAGCACGAGCTGAAGGCGCTAGAGCTGCTGGGTAAGCACAGCGACATCGGGTTGTTCACTGAACGCAGTGAGATAACCATAAACTATAAATCCCCCGAAGCCCTTGAGGATGCGATCAAGGAGCGGGTCAAGCGCCTGCTGAACGCAGACTTGATAAATGTCACGCCCATAGGCATGGACCTCGACGAAGAGTTGGGGATAGCCGGGACGTTCGATGAAGAGGAAGAAGTAGAGGAAGCCGATGCCTAGTAATTTGCACGTAGTGGATATTAAACCTCCTGAGTGTAAAGACCCAGTCTGGTTCCTGCGAAACCTTGCGGATGCAATTGAATCTGGTGAGCATGGAAACATAGATACCCTAGCGATTAGTATGTTACGCGAAGTATCCTCAGACGAGAATCCACTGCTGATATTTGTTGGTGGGCGTAATTGTACGATTATTCATGCAGCTTATGCTTTTGGTGCGGCACACCAGCAGTTACTGAAACCTAACGCCAATGAGCAAGTATGATGCACAAGCCTAAGCGCACACATATTGATGTAGCTGCAGGGGAGCTGTATCGCGCTCCTGATGGTGGGGCTGTCGTGTTTACTGAAGACCACTCATATAAAGATATCCTACGGTTCCTGATCGCTGAAATTGGGTTTGCTGAAGCTCGTCATTTGCTGCAAGAAGTTGGGGACGAGTAGTGGTAAGCAAGCTCCTAGATAATATATCCCTGAAGGATATACCGACGATCCTCCCGCTGCTGTCACAGGCAGATCAGGAGCGATTGCTGGCGGAGCTTGATCACCTTGCATCCCTAAGGACGACTAAACTGGCGCAGGAAAGGTTCCTGCCGTTTGTTACAGAGATGTGGCCTAGCTTCATCGGGGGACGACACCATGCGCGTATGGCTGATGCGTTTGAGAGGGTGGCTAGGGGCGAGTGTAAACGTCTTATTATCAACATGCCTCCTCGTCATACTAAGTCTGAGTTTGCATCGTTCCTCCTCCCCGCGTGGTTCTTGGGTAAGTTTCCGGGTAAGAAAGTTATTCAGACGAGTCATACGGCGGAGCTAGCCGTAGGCTTTGGACGTAAGGTTCGTAACCTCGTCGATACGGATAATTACCATAAAGTCTTTCCTGATCTTGTCTTGCAGTCCGACTCCAAGGCGGCTGGTCGCTGGAACACGTCAAGGGGCGGCGATTATTTCGCTATCGGTGTTGGCGGTGCGGTGACTGGTAAGGGTGCTGATCTGCTGATCATTGATGACCCGCACTCCGAACAAGAAGCGGCCCTAGCCGAAATTAATCCTGACATCTACGACAAGACATATGAGTGGTACACCTCAGGTCCACGTCAGCGTCTGCAGCCGGGTGGTGCCATCGTCATAGTTATGACGCGCTGGTCAAAGCGGGACCTGACGGCTCAAGTTCTTAAGGCAGCGGCGCAGCGCGGCGGTGATGAGTGGGAAGTGATTGAGTTCCCCGCCATCCTGCCTAGCGGCAACCCACTGTGGCCTGAGTTCTGGCCCATGGAAGAGTTGAGCGTACTACGCGAAGAACTCCCGAACTCGAAATGGATGGCGCAGTACCAGCAGAACCCCACTGGTGATGCATCGGCTATTGTTAAGCGTGAATGGTGGAACATATGGGAAGCTGAACGGCCACCAGAGTGTGAGTTTATCCTCATGTCTTGGGATACGGCGTTCGAGAAGTCTCAACGAGCTGACTATTCAGCCATGACGACATGGGGTGTGTTCTACCACCCTGATGATTCTGGTGTGACGCAGGCCAATATCATCCTCCTAAATGCGTACAGGGAACGTATGGAGTTCCCCCGGCTAAAGCAGGTGGTACTTGAGCAGTATAAAGAGTGGGAGCCTGATAGCATCATAATTGAAAAGAAGGCATCAGGTGCGCCACTGATCTACGAGATGCGGGCGATGGGCATACCAGTGCAGGAGTTTACCCCGACAAAGGGTAATGATAAGATCAGCCGCCTTAATGCTGTATCTGACTTGTTTGCTAGCGGTAGAGTATGGGCACCGAATACCCACTGGGCTGAAGAAGTTGTAGATGAAGTGGCTTCTTTTCCAGCGGGCGACCACGATGACTATACCGATACAGTATCTATGGCCCTGATGCGTTTCCGCAAGGGTGGGTATGTGGGTACTATGCTAGATGAACCCGAAGAACAGCAATACATGCGTCGTAAAACACAGGGATATTACTGATGGCCGTAGATAAAGCACTAAACCGCGCTCCTAAAGGTCTGTCAGCAGATGACTTTGAAGGCATGGAACCCGATATCGAAATTGAAATTGAGGACCCTGAAAGCGTAGATATCAAGGCTGGTGATACGACTATCCACATCGAACCCGGTGAGGAAGACGAAGAAGGCTTCAGTGACAACCTTGCTGAGTATATGGACTCTGGCGCTCTTACAGAGCTTGCAGGAGACCTGATCAGTGAGTTTGATGAAGATATCTCGTCCCGTAAGGATTGGATTCAAACCTATGTAGACGGCCTAGAGCTGCTGGGTATGAAGATTGAAGACCGTACTGAGCCTTGGCCCGGAGCTTGCGGCGTCTACCACCCGCTGCTGTCTGAAGCCTTGGTTAAGTTCCAAGCCGAAACCATGATGGATACGTTTCCTGCAGCTGGTCCAGTCAAGACGCAGATCATTGGTAAAGAGACACAAGAGAAGAAGGACGCCGCCCTGCGTGTGCAGGATGACATGAACTACCAGCTCACCGATAAGATGGTTGAGTACCGCCCTGAACATGAGCGTATGCTGTGGGGCCTAGGTCTTGCTGGTAATGCGTTTAAGAAGGTGTATTTTGATCCTTCGCTTCAGCGCCAAGTCTCCCTTTTTGTTCCGGCAGAAGATGTAGTAGTTCCGTATGGTGCCTCTAGCCTCCAAACCTCAGAACGTGTTACCCACGTCATGCGGAAAACCCCCAATGAGCTTAAGCGACTGCAAGCCGCTGGGTTTTACCTTGATGATGACCTTGGTGAACCAACAGATAGCTTCGATGAAGTAGAAAAGAAGATTGCTGAACGCATGGGCTTCCGTGCGTCTTCGGATGATCGCTATAAACTCCTTGAGATGCACGTCGATCTAGACCTACCGGGTTTTGAAGATGTGGACGATGATGGCGAAGAGACGGGTATTGCTCTCCCCTACGTAGTTACCATTGAGAAGAGTACCCAGACTGTCCTAGCCATCCGCAGGAACTGGAACCCAGATGATGATACTCGCCAAAAACGTAATCACTTTGTTCATTACTCTTATATTCCCGGTTTTGGGTTTTACGCTTTTGGGCTTATCCACCTTATTGGTGCTTTCGCTAAGTCTGGTACTTCTCTTATTCGGCAGCTTGTCGATGCTGGTACACTTTCTAATCTGCCGGGTGGTTTTAAAACTAAAGGCCTCCGCGTAAAGGGTGACGATACACCTATTGCACCCGCAGAATGGCGGGATGTGGACGTAGCCTCTGGTACGATGCGCGATAACATCATGCCGCTCCCCTACAAGGAGCCTAGCCAAGTCCTGTACCAGCTGTTGGGGACGATTGTAGATGAAGGACGCCGCTTTGCGTCCGCTGCAGACCTCCAAGTGTCCGATATGTCGGCCAACAGTCCTGTTGGTACGACCCTAGCTATCTTAGAACGTACATTGAAAGTGATGTCAGCGGTACAAGCCCGTATCCATTACTCAATGAAGCAGGAGTTTAAGCTCCTGAAGGGTATTATTCGGGATTATACCCCCGAAAAGTACTCATACGAACCCGAAGAAGGGGATCGTAAAGCCAAGCAGTCTGACTATGACACTGTAGAAGTCATTCCAGTTAGTGACCCTAACGCTGCTACCATGGCTCAAAAGGTTGTTCAGTACCAAGCAGTCATGCAAATGGCTCAAGGTGCTCCTCAACTATATGATTTGCCCTACTTGCATCGCCAAATGTTGGAAGTTTTGGGTGTTAAGAACGTAAATAAGCTCGTTCCGGGCGATACAGATGAACAAAAGCCTGTTGATCCCGTATCCGAGAACATGAACGTCCTAAATGGTAAGCCTGTTAAGGCTTTCTTGGGTCAAGACCACGAATCTCACCTAGCCGTGCATATGTCAGCCATGCAGGACCCACAAATCCAGCAGGTTATGGGCCAAAACCCTCAAGCACAGGCACTTATGGCAGCTATGAACGCCCATATCGCTGAACACCTCGCCTTCGCGTATCGTCAAAAGATCGAAGAAGCCGCTGGTGTGCCCTATCCGGCCCCTGATCAGCCAATGGATGCAGCTACTGAGGTCGAGGTTTCGCGTCTGGCGGCTGCGGCGGCTAAACAGGTACTTGCACAGTCCCAAGCTAAACAAGCCCAAGAGCAAGCTCAACAAGCTGCTCAGGACCCCATCGTGCAGATGCAGCAACAAGAGCTGCATATTAAGCAGGGTGAACTTCAAATTAAGCAGCAGAAGATGGCTGTTGATGCCGCTGCTCAGAAGGACAAGCTGGACATAGAAGAAAAGCGCATTGAAGCCCAAAAGGAAATCGCTGGTCTTCAAGTAGGAGCCAAGGCTGCTGCAGATAAGCTTAGCGCCGAAGGAAAAGCTCAAGCACTCCAGCTAGAGGAAAAGAAATTTAGCGTCGAGTCTGCAGCAAAAGCGGACAAGCTAGATATCGACCGTGAGCGAGTTGAAGCTCAAAAGGAGATCGCAGGTCTTCAGGTTGGTGCAAGGATAGCAACTGACAAGGCGGGCTTGTCAGCCAAGCTACAGGAAAAGGCCCCGCAAACTGCAAACCGTACATCCCCCAAGGAGTCTGAATGAGTACGAAACTACTAAAATATCTTTCTGACAAAATTCAGGAAGAAATCAAAGTGCTGGAACACGATATGTCTTTGGGTAGCGCCAAAGACTTTGGTTCCTACCAGTATGCCTGCGGAATTGTTCGTGGGCTACGAATTGCCAATAACCTATTTATTGAAACCTCAGAACGGATGGAAAACGACGATGACTGAACTTCTTATCGGCACAAACCCCGATAACGTGGACGAAACCACTGTATTGCCTGATACGGCTGAAAATAAGGCCAAGCAACTGCCTGATCCTTCTGGCTACCGTATCTTCTGTGCAATTCCCGAAGTGGAATCCAAGACTGCAGGCGGTATTCTCAAGGCAGAAAGCACTGTCCATAACGAAGAACTCCTGACCACAGTCTTGTTTGTTTTAAAGATGGGTCCTGATTGCTACAAGGACGACAAGCGGTTCCCTAGTGGCCCTTGGTGCAAGGAAGGCGACTTTATCCTTGTTCGTCCTCATGCGGGTACCCGCATTAAAATCCACGGACGTGAATTTCGCATGATCAATGATGATTCTGTCGAGGGTGTCGTCCAAGACCCCCGTGGTATTTCCAGAGCCTAAAGGAGGCACAAATGTCTGAATATAATGATGATGTCGATATCGAGCTTGAAGGTGTTGATAGCTTAGATATTGAAATTGAGGACGATACACCCGAAGCGGATCGTAATCGTTCACCTATGCCTAAGGAGCTTGTTGACGAGCTTGAGGCTGATGAGTTGGAAGATTATTCCGACAAGGTGAAGACCCGTCTGAAACAGATGAAGAAGGTCTGGCATGACGAGCGTCGGGAAAAGGAACAAGCTTCTCGTGAACGACAAGAAGCCCTTAACGTCGCCCAGAATATGCTGGAAGAAAATAGGCGTCTTAAGAAGACCCTGTCTGAGGGTGAACAAACTCTTGTTCATAGCTTCAAGCAGTCTACCGAGATGGAAGCTGCTCAAGCACGTCGTGAATATAAGCAAGCATATGAAGCTGGTGATTCAGACGCTCTGGTAGAGGCCCAAGAAAAACTTGCTAAAGCTAACTATAAGCTAGAGCAACTAAATGGGTATCGGCCCTCTTTACAAGAAGAACAACCCGTAGTACAGCAGGTACAAGACTCGGCCCCTATTCCGCGTCCAGACCGCAAGACTGAAGCGTGGCAAGAGCGCAATTCTTGGTGGGGTGTGGACCCAGAAATGACGGCCAGTGCTCTAGGGCTTCATCAGAAGCTCGAAAAACAGAACGGCGCTAATTACGTCGGTACTGACGAATACTGGAATAGCATCGACAATACGATGCGCCGTCGTTTCCCAGAATACTTTGGGGATAACGATACACCGACCGCTAGTCCCACCCGGACTTCGCGTCCTGCAACAGTCGTTGCTCCCGCTTCCCGAAGTACGTCCTCCAGAAAAGTCGTACTAAAGCAATCCCAGCTTACGATTGCCAAAAAATTGGGTGTGACCCCTGAGCAATATGCTCGGGAATTTCTAAAAGTGGAGAAGTAATATGACTGGTACAAGACTCGCTCGTGAACTTGAAACCCGTGCGCAGGTTGAACGTCCAAAGTCGTGGCAACCCGCCTCAGCTTTGCCGGAACCGGATAAGCAACCGGGTTATTCGTACCGCTGGGTACGTGTCTCCGCTTTGGGACAGGCTGACCCCCGCAACATCTCGTCTAAGTTACGGGAAGGGTGGGAGCCTGTTCAAATCGAAGAACAACCCCAGTTCAAGTTGATGGTGGACCCTAATAGTCGGTTTAAAGACAATGTAGAAGTCGCGGGGCTACTGCTCTGTAAGATTCCTAATGAGTTTATGGACCAGCGTAAGGCTTATTACGCTAACCAAACCCAAGCTCAAAATGAGTCTGTAGACAATAACTTTATGAGAGAAAACGATCCAAGGATGCCCCTCTTTAGGGAACGAAAATCCTCGGCCTCGTTCGGTAAGGGCAATTAAACTAGGAGTTAAAGATGGCCTATCCTTCTGTTGGCAGTCCCTACGGGCTGATTCCTATCAATCTAATTGGTGGGCAAGTGTTTGCTGGTGCTACTCGTCAAATTCCAATTACCTCGGCTTCCGCCACCGCCATCTTCTTTGGTGATGTCGTTAAGCTTACTGGTACGGGTACGCTGGAAAAAGATGTCGGTACCACTGCGGCTACCCCTGTCGGTGTTTTCCTTGGTTGCTCCTATACGGATGCTACCTTCGGCAAGACCTTCCGCCAGTTCTACCCCGGTGCTGTGACGGCTACGGACATTGTTGCCTACGTGCAAGATGACCCTGACGCTTTGTTTAAGGTTGCGGTCGTCACTGCTAATAACAGCACCACCATCAGCTCTGTACTTCGCTCCGCTGTCGGTGAAAATGCTATTATTGCTCAAAACGCTGGTAATACTACGAATGGCGATTCTCGGGTTGGTATCGGCGCTACGACCGCTACTACGGCTGCATGGCCTATTCGTATCATTGATGTAGTTCCTGAAACTCAGTCGGCTGCGGGTTCCTATACGGAAGTCATCGTCAAGTGGAATCAGGGTATGCACCCTTATTACAACCCTACTGGCGTCTAAGGAGAATTAGTTAGATGGCTATTTCACGCGCACAACTTCTTAAAGAACTGCTCCCCGGTCTGAACGCTTTGTTCGGTTTGGAATATGCTCGCTACGGCGAAGAGCATAAAGAGATTTTCGACATTGAAACCTCTGAGCGTTCGTTCGAAGAAGAAACCAAGCTGTCGGGTTTCTCGGCTGCTCCGGTTAAGAACGAAGGTAGCGCCATTGCTTATGACAATGGTCAAGAAGCCTTTACTGCCCGCTATAACCACGAAACCATCGCTTTGGGCTTTAGCCTGACCGAAGAAGCCATTGAGGACAACCTCTATGACTCGCTGTCGGCTCGCTACACCAAGGCTCTGGCTCGTGCTATGGCCTATACCAAGCAAACCAAGGGCGCTGCAGTCCTGAACAATGGCTTCGACACCAACTATACTGGTGGCGATGGTCAACCCCTGTTCAGTGCTTCGCACCCGCTGGTTGGCGGCGGTGTCAACTCTAACATCCCTACTACTGCTGCTGACCTTAACGAAACTTCCTTGGAAGCTGCTGTTATTCAGATTGCTGCTTGGACGGATGAGCGCGGCCTGCTGATTGCAGCCAAGCCTAAGAAGTTGATCATCCCACCATCCTCGATGTTTATTGCAACCCGCTTGCTGGAGACGGAACTCCGTGTCGGCACGTCGGACAATGACATCAATGCCATCAAGAATAACGGTTCAATCCCTGAGGGTTACACCGTCAATCACTTCTTGACGGATGTGGATGCTTGGTTCCTGACCACTGATGTTCCTAATGGTATGAAGCACTTTATCCGTGCCCCGCTGTCTAACAGCATGGATGGTGACTTCGACACTGGCAACGTCCGCTATAAGTCCCGCGAACGCTATTCGTTCGGCTGGTCTGACCCCCTCGGAATGTACGGTTCCGCAGGCGCTTAATAGCGATTGAGGAGGGAAGAGGGTTGGGCCTCTTCCCTTTTCTTTTACGTACGCTATAAGATTAAAATACTAGGATGATCACCCGCATCGACTGACCTAGCAGACGTAGTAGAGACGATGTGGGTATGTGCTACTACACGGAGTTTTACCTATGGCGCGATCTACTTTCGAAGGTCCTGTTCGTTCTTTGAACGGCTTTATTTCTTCCGGTCCCGGTTCAGTTGAAGTGATTTCGACCGCTACAGCTACGCTTGATGTGATTAACTATTCCGGTAGGATTATCAACATCACTGCCGCTACGACCACCATCACCCTGCCAATTATCAATGCGACTGCTGATCCGGTCAGTGCAGGTCCGGGTGCTGATCCCAATACGCTAAACAACCTTGGTACCGTCTATATGTTCTTCTTCGCCGTCACTGCGGCTGCTGTGAAGATAAAGTGCGGTACAAACACCCCCGGCGATCTGTTTTTTGGTACTGTTGACCTTGCTGTCGCTAACGGTGCTTCTAGCCTTTTCGCTCCTAATGGCTCTTCCAATGACGTTATGAACTTCAATGGCGGTACTACTGGCGGTGTTGCTGGTTCCTACGTCACTGTTCAAGCCGTCGCTGCCAACAAGTGGCTCGTCATTGGTCAAGTGATTGGTACTGCTGTTTTGGCTACTCCGTTCGCTGACGCCTAATAGGTGATCCATGCAAAACGAACAGGGTTTTGATCTAAGTGGGCGGAGTGTGTTTATCGCTCTGCCCGCCTATGACTTCAAAGTTTCGGTGAAACTTGCGCTTTCGCTTGCTCGCTTTTCTACGCGGGCGGCACAGCATGGAGTTGATGTACAGATCGGAAGCGTGTGCGGGTGCTCAGTTGTGTCCCGCGCACGTAACCTGCTAGCTCAAGACATGCTTGAGTCTGAATGTACAGAACTTCTATTTATTGATTCTGATATCAACTTTGAGGCAGAAGATATCTTCCGCCTGATGGCTTGGGTTTCTGACCCTAAAATGGGTATTGTTGCTGGTGTCCCACGGGTTCGTGATGTGAAGCCAGTTTATATTGCTACCCTCGACCAAGATGATAGTAACCAACTTACTATGAACCCTATGGGCCTTGTCCGTGCCCAGCGTGTAGCTACAGCCTTTATGATGGTTCGCAGGGATGTGTTCGAAACGCTAGAGCGTGAGCACCCTGAATGGGCTTATTATGATACAAAATCCAATCGCAAATTAACCTGCATGTTTGACTTCAAAGTGACCGAAGAAGGTTATATTGGAGAAGACTTCTTGTTCTGCGACCGCGCCCGCGCACATGGTTTTGAAGTGTGGATCGACCCTACCATCAAACTGGGCCACATGGGTGTGCAGGAGTACATGGGCGACTTTGGTAACGACATCCTATACCCAATGTTTGACAAACCTACAGAGGCAGTGTGATGGCTACTTCCCCGGCTTGGACACGTAAAGAAGGTAAGAACCCTAAGGGCGGATTGAACGCCAAGGGCCGCGCTTCTTATAACAAAGCTAATCCGGGGAAACCCGGCCTTAAGGCCCCACAGCCCGAAGGTGGTTCCCGTAAGAAGTCATTCTGTGCCAGAATGTCTGGAATGAAGAAGAAGCTCACTAGCGCTAAAACTGCTAATGATCCTAACAGCCGTATTAATAAAAGCCTTCGTGCGTGGAAATGCTAAAATGGAAATGATGATATGGAATATCATTTTGACAGCAGCCGTAGGCTTAGTAGGTTTCCTAGTAATGGGTAAGCTTAAGGAGATTGATCGAGTTACGATCCTCCTGAACAGAACGCGGGAAGAAGTCGCCCGTGATCACATTACTCGTGTGGAATATAGCCGTGATCTAGAGAAGTTAGGTGATCGGTTCGAAGCTGCATTTCTTCGTCTTGAAGGCAAGATTGACGAGATAAACAAAAAAGGTCCACGTAACGCTTAGAAAGTGTTACTCTAATAGGGGTAAGGTACATGAAGAAAGCTGCTGGTGGTAAGATGCCAATGGAAAACTCCAAGAAAGATATGGCCCAAGATAAAGCGACTGTGAAGAAGGCATTTAGGATGCATGACGCACAAGAGCATAAGGGCGAGCGCACAGACCTGTCCAAGCTCAAAAAGGGCGGTATGGCAAAGAAGTTTGCTGCTGGTGGTATCACCAAGGAAATGCCAACTTCTAAAGGCATGGGCAACATGAACATGGCTAAGGGTGGCAAGGTTAAGACGTTTGCTATGGGTGGTCTCGGTACTGTGCCTATGGCACGTCCCGGTGTTGCTCCCGCTATGACTCCCGCTATGGCTCCCGCTATGGCACAAGCTCCTATGGGTATGGGTCCTACGTTTAAAAAGGGTGGTAAGATTATGGCTAAGAAAGCTTGTGGCGGCAAAATGGCCGCTGGTGGTTCCTTTCGTTCGGCTGCTGATGGTGTCGCTAAGAAGGGCAAGACCAAGGGTACTGACGTTAAGATGTATGCCAAGGGTGGTTCTGTAAGCCCTGATGGTTGTGCTGTTAAGGGTAAGACCCGCGCACCGAGCTTCCGCTAATGCGTAGGATTCAACAAACACTCAGTAATGC